AAGTCAAGGACCTATTTAGCCCTAACAAGCTCAAGATCGTCAAGCTACCACTCAAGGACGCTGGCGACATGCTCATGGCTAACAGGGTCAAGGACTTCACTCAGGCATGGTGGAACGCCAAGGTCTACAGACCCGACGGTATCGTCGCTGGTACGGACACGTGGGAAAACCTAGTTGAAAAGAGAAACGTCAAGTCAGTCCCTTACCCATGGGAAGGCTTGAATCACATCACTAGAGGCCATCGTCCATACGAACTCGTGACCATCACCAGCGGCAGCGGCATGGGTAAGTCTCAATTCATACGTGAGATCGAGTACGACTTACTCAAGCGGTGCGAAGGTAACATTGGTGTGCTCGCGCTGGAAGAGGACTTGTCAAGGACGACACTGGGCATCATGTCAGTGGCCGCGAACAGACCTCTGCACCTAGAGGAAGACACTTCGGTTGAAGACCTGAGACCCTTCTGGGAATCAACCATGGGTACAGGGCGGTACTACCTGTTTGACCACTGGGGTTCTACTTCTGCTGACAACCTTCTGGGACGTGTGCGGTACATGGCTAAGGCTCTGGACTGCCGTTACGTGATTCTGGACCACCTGAGTATCGTTGTTTCTTCTCAGGAGTCCGGTGACGAACGTAAGGCAATCGACGAGATCATGACTAAGCTCAGGACACTCGTGGCAGAGACAGGCATCTGCTTGTTCCTCGTGTCACACTTACGTAGGTCACAAGGACGTGCACACGAAGACGGTGCCCAGATTAGCTTAGGTGAACTCAGAGGGTCACAGGCGATTGCACAACTGTCAGACATAGTTATAGGCATGGAGCGAGATCAGCAGCATGAAAACGAAGACATCAGGAACACAACAACAGTACGTGTCCTCAAGAATCGTTACACTGGTGAAACTGGTCCTGCTTGTTGGCTTGCTTATGACCGCACAACAGGCAGACTCACCGAAGTACCTAACCCCCACGTTGGAGACGACTTTTGATTTATTTGGACTTGGAAGCCAATGGCCTGACTCCGGACACCATTTGGTGCGTAGTAACACGGGAAAATGGTGTTTCTACCGTCCATACCACTCCGGACACCCTCTTAGACGCACTGAGAAGGCCTGTGAGCGTCGTTGGGCATAACCTAATAGGATACGATATCCCTGTCCTAGAGCGTCTCTGGGGCGTCTCAGTGGCTTCTGACAGGATCATCGATACACTGGTTTTGTCACGTTTGTATGAGCCCAGTAAGTCAGGAGGACACTCACTGAGGAACTGGGGTAATGAGCTAGGGTTCCCAAAGGGTGACCACAGTGACTGGTCGCAGTTGTCACAAGAGATGATTGACTACTGTATCAGAGACGTAGAAGTAACGGAAGCAGTACACCAGAAGTTAATGCAGGGGATGACCTGCTTCTCACCTGCCAGCATTGAGCTAGAGCATAAAGTGCAAGTAGCAGTGCAGCAGCAAGAGAAAAACGGTTGGCTTCTGGACCAGTCTTTGGCAAGAGACTTATGTGCCACATTTAAGGAGAAGATGAATGACATCGAGGAGATACTACAGAAGAGGTTCCCGCCAATCGTCCATGAAAGATGGTCAGAGAAGACGGGCAAGAGGCTTAAAGACAAGGTTGAAGTTTTTAATGTGGGTTCTAGGCAGCAGATTGCGAAGAGGCTTTCGAGCCTTGGGGTTAGCTTCGACAAACTCACGGAGAAGGGCAACCCAATAGTTGACGAAGCAGTCCTAGACACCATTGATCTACCGGAAGCAAAAGTTGTGAGTGAGTACCTGATGCTACAGAAAAGATACGCACAGGTAAACTCATGGCTAGAGCACGTGCAGGAAGACGGTAGAGTCCATGGTAGAGTCATCAGCAACGGAGCAGTCACAGGACGCATGACACACCAGTCACCCAACATGGCTCAAGTACCCGCAAGTCACAGTCCTTATGGACATGAGTGTCGCTCTTGCTGGACTGTGCCTGAAGGTAAGAAGCTAGTGGGTTTTGACGCCAGTGGCCTTGAGTTGCGTATGCTGGCACACTACATGAAGGACGAGGACTACACTAATGAAATCATTAACGGCGATATCCACACAACAAATCAACGACTTGCTGGACTTGAATCAAGAAATCAGGCTAAGACTTTCATCTATGCCCTCTTATACGGAGCAGGAGATGAAAAGCTTGGATCTGTGGCTGGAGGAGGTAGAAAGACTGGCAAAAACCTTAGAGAATCTTTCCTTCATAATCTGCCATCATTCGCAGCTCTTAAGGAAAGAGTTTCAAATGCGGCAGCAAAAGGTTACCTCACGGGACTCGACGGAAGGAGACTCCTAGTCAGGTCAGAACACTCAGCGTTGAACACACTGCTACAAGCTGCAGGAGCTATTGTCATGAAGAAAGCTCTGGTGATCTTGGACGACTACGCAAAGCTATGGAAGCTGGACTACAAGATCATAGGCAATATCCATGACGAAGTGCAGACAGAAGTAGCAGAGAAAGACGCTGAGAAGTTCGGCTGGTTAGCCGTGGAATGTCTCAAGGCTGCAGGTATTGAGTTTAACTTGAGATGTCCTCTGGACGGTGAGTACAAAGTTGGAACAACGTGGGCTGAGACACACTAAGGAGTAGAATATGATTTATGCGAAAGTAGACGGTAAGTACTACAAAGACAGTCCAGAACGAAAGAAATTCAGAAACAACAATCGTATGTGGGTCAACGGAAGGTACATTAAACAAAACCATCCTCTACATAAACCCGGACGCTACAAGAACTTTGAACAAGCAGCCTTCAGCAGCCTAGAGAAGTACGAAAGCAGTGTCGAGGGTCAGGTGTACGTCATAACTAACCCTAACTTCCCTGACTGGGTAAAGGTGGGTATGGCTATTGACGCTGAGGACCGCCTAAATAACTACCAAACTTCTTCCCCTTTTAGGGATTATGTGTTACAATATTACTATGATGTAAACAATCGAAGAGAAGCAGAATCACAGGCACACACAGAGCTGCAGAAGTCCTACGAACGTAGAGGCGAGTGGTTCAAATGCACACCGGAGGAGGCCAGAGTTGTCGTCTCTAGTACAGCGGAAGAGTACAAATGAAAAGCACTTACAAACTAGTTAGTGACATATATAAACTTGTGGAGTCCAAAGAAGTAGCAGAAGGAGTGGACATTGAAGCATGTATAGACCAGTTCGGTGAAGCCGTGAAGGTACTCATGCGTCAAGAGTTCACAGAGAAGAGGGACGACTCACGTAAGTTGCGTATGTCCAACATAGGGCGTGAGGACCGCTACTTGTGGAACGTGTACAACGACGTGGACAAAGGTGAAGACATACAGCCACACACCTACGTCAAGTTCCTCTATGGACACATCATTGAAGAACTACTACTGTTCCTCACAAGAGCTGCGGGTCACGAGGTGACAGACGAGCAGAAGAAGTGTGAGGTCAACGGTATCAAAGGGTCCATGGACTGCAAGAGTTACGGGGGTGGGACTGACGTGAAGTCTGCGTCCACCTTTGCTTTCAAGAAGTTCAAGGAAGGCACACTGGCTTATGACGATCCTTTTGGGTACGTGGCGCAGATCAAAGGATACGCGCACTCCGAAGGTGAGACCAAGTTCGGCTGGCTGGCAATGGACAAACAAAACGGACACCTGACGTACCTGCTGTACGATACAGAGGACACACAGGCTCCTATCCATGACCTAATTTCCTACGACATTGGGGAAAGGATTGAACACATAAAAAAGGTCGTAGAGCAGAAGGAACCACCAAGCGTTTGTTACGAACCTATCGCAGATGGAAAGAGTGGCAACCAGAAACTCGCTATAGGATGTTCTTACTGCTCTTACAAAAAGGAGTGTTGGCCTTCGGTCAGAGGGTTCGCATATTCATCAGGTCCACGTTATTTAGTAGAGGTACACAATGAGCCGAAGGTCCAAGAAATCGAAGTTTCGTAGTGTCTTTGAGGAACACACAGCGGAAGTACTGAAGGGTTTTGAGTACGAACCGTTTACGATTCCTTACACAATACACAGAAACTATAGACCTGACTTCGTACACATCGCTAGTAATACACTAGTTGAATGTAAGGGTTTCTTCAGGGAAGGAGACACCAAGAAGTACACGAGTGTCAGGGACAGTTTGGAAGAAGGTCAAACGCTGGTGTTTGTACTCATGAACCCAAACAAGAAAATAAGAAAAGGAGCTACGATGACGATGGCCCAATGGTGCGACAAGGAAGGACTTGCGTGGTACACTTTAGACACAGTAGAGGAGTTGATGAAAGATGTCTCTAACTATGGAAGAAATTAAGGAACGACTGCTACGTGCCTACGATCCTGACGACTTTCTGGAAAGTTTAGAAATAACTTCAGAGGAAATACTGGACAGGTTTGAAGACAAGTTAATCAACAGACTAGAAAAGTTTGCAGAGGAGTTAGAAGGTGAAGAGGAGAACGAAGATGAGTATTGACATAGCGACACCAGAGGAGTGGAACAAGGTCAAAACTGTCGATCTTGTGGAGAAACCTCCTCATTACAACCAAGGCGGTATCGAGGCTATCGAAGCAATCAAAGCAAGTATGCCTAGAGAAGACTTCCACGGCTACCTCAAAGGTAATGCACTGAAGTACTTATGGCGCTACCACTACAAAGGAAAACCCGTAGAGGACCTTCGTAAGTGCAAGTGGTACTTAGACAGACTCATACAGGAACTTATCTAATGAAAGTAATCGAGGGAAACTTTAATGGCAAAGAAGAAAAGATACCTGTACCTAAAGTATTTGACGCAATTATGTCGGTGGAGAAACTAGAGGACTACAAAGACGCCTTTTGTATAATCAAGTCGGAGGAGTTTGTAGTAGTCTCGACTAACATTGACCCACTAGAGCTTTACTTTGTGTTGGACCAACTTAAGATGTCACTATTAACTGGAGGAGAATACGAATTAT